CTATGACACATTCACCTTTGATAAATCTATTCCATCGCTTGCTACAATCAACTCTGATTTTGTTTTGCGATTTGTAGAGTTCGTTCCAGCACTATATTTTATTGGGACAGATACGAAATTGAACCCGTCAAAAATTTCTCTACAAATATCAGAATCATCGCATGACAGCACCCATTTACCCTGCATCCGTTCGAGTCGATTACGCAATCTATTCATATCAAAACTTGAAAACGCATCATAAACCCCACTGTCGCCTGTGCAATAAGGCGGATCGAAGTATGTAAATGCATCTTTAGAATCGAAAAATGTTATAACCTCTTCCCAATCTTTATTTTCGATGTAAACGCCTTCCAATCGTTCGTGAAGTTCCGTAATCATTGGCGAATGTCGAGCTTTATTATAGCCTCTAAAACTATCTTTATCTCTTGCATAAAAATCCGAAAAACCGCTGAAGCTTGAGACCTTCAATAAATACCATCTTGCAGCTCTTTGTAATTCTGTTAATCCAGAATTTTTTAGGAGTAATTCAAAGTTTTCTCTTGAATGCAAATACCATTCAAGTTCTTCCATCAGCGAGTTGAAGTGGAAATGAACATACCTATAAAAGTTCGCAATTTCCTTGTTCAAATCATTTATGACTTCAACTTTGCATTTCTTTTTTGCGAGGAAAACAGCTAATCCTCCAGCAAAAGGTTCTATATATCTATTATGTTCAGGGATAAGTGGAAGAATGTGTTTTAGCATTCTTCTTTTTCCCCCTGGATATGGGAATACAGGATTCATTTTCTTGGTGTTGCTCCATTTATGATGTTAGATGTTAAAGCGTCTTGTATTAAATATGTTACCTTTTCTGGAGGCCACGACGCACAAAATTTTGCGATATTTTCTTCAAATTCCTCTGGCGATTTCGATTGCTCTAAAATGTTTTCAATTACAGACAAACTGTTGCCATACTCTTGCTCGATTTTTGCCACGGTATTGCCAGCTATTTGCCAAACCGCATCTATGCCATCTTTAGGTTTATTTTCGGTTGGATTTTTTGCCGAAAACATTGCTGGCATTTGAGTTGAATTTCTTTCGAGCGTCAGACCTAAACGTTGCCCTAAGATCACAATAGATTCATCTGTCAATCTTATCCCTGATGCATATAGCGATTGTAAAACAGTCGAAAGCCCTTGCAAATCATCTTCGTCTTCGCTGCCAACGACTATTTTAGGAACAGCTCCTTCAATATCATTGAATCGCATAAATGGCACTACTAAGCAATCACGCAACGTTGTAGCTAACATTTGGCAGTCAAAATATTTTATGCTATGGCGGACGTCGTTATGTAGTTCCGAATTTCCACTGTTTAGACCAGTTGGCTGAGCATCTGCCGAAAGCGTTTGCCCAAGTATGAGTTTTGATTTTTCTCTCTGGCAAATTGCCAAGAACTTTTCAAAAGCATCTCCATTTTGTGAGGATAACGCATTTTGAACTTCTACTTGAGTTTCTTTTGTAATTACAAGGCCACCTAAACGCTGGACTGCTGCAAATGCACGTTGTAAAACGAATCTGCTTTTGTCATCATTGCGGTCGTATTTACCAACGAGGAAAGGAGTCCCATATCTTTCTAAAAATGTACTCCACCACCCTATGTCCATGACCGAAAACAACCACCAGAATAGTAATGCTCGCATTGGGCCACCCCAATTATCTGGATTGCTCAAAATGTGCCCACGATGGACTATATATCTGTTGGTTTCAACTTCTGTTGATGTAGTCAGTACTCTTCCAGTTTCATCGGTATCAAAGATAGATAATTTCCCATTGCGAAAATCGAGTAGTCTGTGTGGAACTGGTACAAGTTTTTTTATTTCAAATTTAAGTCCATTTTTATGCGAAGGTTTGAACACCTTTTCAACGAGTGAAACTGGATAGAGACACGAGTCTAATAAATGGCTAAAAACTCTTATTTTGTCTGGAATACTATCAAGCATTTCTTGGACTATGTTTGCATTCTTTACATCCGCAGGGTTTTCTTTAGATGCTGGTTGAGCCGAAACCAACTCCATTAAAACTTCGATTTTCCTTTTTTGAAATTCGCCTTGAATATGCGAGTCTGCAGCAATAATATCCCTATACAAATCGAATAATTGCGAACAATCTCCGTTCTCTGCGGAACGTAGAATTGAATGAATTTTATCAACAGTCATTTCGCTTGCAATGAATGCATTTTCAGCCAAAGGCGAAGTTGTCGCAGGCATTCTTGAATTAGTTGGAACTTTGCCAAATAAAAATGCTTTTACTCTGTCAACAAAGTTTAATTTTGTTATAATTTCTTTCATTATGTGAAAAGCCTTTCTGCTAAGGATTTATTAAATCTTTTGTCTGAAGAAATTCTTTTAGGTTGCTCCGACATGAGCATAGAACCGAACGAAATTGCTTGAGCTTCGGCTGAAAATTCTGCCGAACTAACGGCATAGCGAGCAAGTTTCATTGCATCGAAAAAGTCTGCGTGATTACCTGTTGTATCGACATCAGCCGCAAACGTTCCTTTTGTTCGATACACTTGACGAATGTGAACTTTTGCAAATTCTTCGTTTGGTATTGCAATTCTTCCTTCTTCAAAGTCGGCACAAAGTTGATTTCCCAAGAAACATTTGAAATTCATTTTCTCGCCAAGATATTCTGTTGAACTTGAAGAATCGACTAATTCACAAGGAACATCTAAATCTTGCAATGATTGTTTGAGAATTTTTGCAAACCAGCGTTCAGACGTTGCATCAACACAAACTTTGCCCAACTTTAATCCGTGAGGAAGATTTTCAACAATATGTTTAAAAATTTCATAAATCACTTGTGGCTTCCCCGTTTTAAAAACAAGAGCCAAACGCATGTAATAGATGTCGCCACAAGGTTGACATAATACAATACTATTTGGATTACTCAATTTATTTGTTGTTGTCGCAACGTCATAACCAACACCAATTCTCTTATATTTTGGATCAAAAAATTTTTGCCAGTTTTGAGGAAATATTTGTGATATATTAAGCATTGCTTACAACCTCCTCTGTTGTAGAAAAGCCACAACACGAATCTTTTCCCAACGACATCGCACGTTGAATGTCAGCAAGTCTTATAGCAGCAGTTCCACCTGCGATAAATTTTACTCCATGGTTTCTATCCCAAGCAGTTTTATCAAATTGTAGTTCTCTATGTTGATATGGTGTTATAACTTCTCTTGTTTTTGGATGAAAATAGTTTACTCCAGCTGCTTCGCCATCCCATGCATCAACTCTGTGCGAATCTATTCCACATGGGGCAATATACCAGTTCCCATAAGGGTTTGCTTGCCATTGACGATCTGGTGGTAAAAACATTTCGTAGGTGGGATGTTTCTCATCAGGTGGTGGCGTCGTAGCCATTCTCAAGTCAAATTCTGGATGCGAATCCATAATTGGTAATACAGCTTCGTAAACATCTTTGAAATTTTCAATTCTGCCAATTTCGTCCATGAAGATATCGCCAGTCCAACCGACTGCAGTATTTGGATTTGGAGCAATGACACGTGTTCGAGATATAATATGTTTGTCGTGATAAATTTTTGCTTCAAATTTGTTGTGTTCAAATATATCAGCGAACGCATCTATATCTAATAATTGACCTTCGTCATTATCTGCGGTTGTCACGAGTTTTTTATTGTTATCACTGCAAATTTTTCGGTATTTTTCTAATACAATAGCCCAAATTTGAGCTTCTTTTAGAAGAAGTTCGCCACCAATATTTACAGATGCCGAAACCATTGTAACCAAATGGTTCGGACGTTTCATCATTCTAATTAACGCACAATGAGCAAGTGTGTAGCTCTTACCTGTTTGTCTTCGCCAGAGCAAAAAAAGTTGTCGATATTTACATCTGATAACTTCCTTTTGATATGGCCGAAATGTAAGTAGTGGTTCCATTTGAAAATTTAGAATGTTAAATGTACCAGACACTAGCTTTCCCGTAAAAAACGTGCGAGATTTGAGCTAAAAGACACGTTTTGTGAGGTGTAGCTGGGCTGTAGCCCTGCAACCGAAACAAAACTGACTTTTAGCAAAAAGCAAACAATGCAAATTCTAAATATTGATTTCATTGATTTTTTATTCCCTTTCCTATTTGCATTGTTTGCGGTCTCGTACGTTTTTAATCTTTGACAAGGTCGCCATACATAAGCTCCAAGAGCTTTTCCATTTTAATAGATTTGTTTTCATTGCTGAGAGCAATTTCTTTTGCGTGTTCATCGGCAACCCATTTTATAAATAGTTCGACGGTGTCTCTTTGGAATTTTTCTCGCTCAATACGAAGACGCTCTTTGTCGTGTTTGAGTTTGGTGTTTTCGTTTCGTAGTTTTGCAGCAGCTAATTCGCCTTGCTGAAGTTTTGTAATCGAGCGTGTTAGTTGTTCAATCTTTTCGGGTTCATCGATCGAAATTTCTAAATCATCTATAATTTCAAGAACCTTACCTGCAATAATGGCAGCACTTCCGCTTGCCAAATTTACACCTTGTTCAGCAGCTTTTGATGCCCAGGTAGAAAGTTCTTTTAGATTTTGTATCTTTTCTCTTCGAGCTAACCAGCGATTGTATTCACCACTTTTCCATTCGGATAAGTTTTGAGGAGTTATCGCAATTCCCTCAAATTGTTCTGAAATAACCTTTACAGCTTCAGGTTGGGAATTTAGCCATGGCAAAATGCTTGCCGATGTTTCGCCATTGTAAAGCTTAATACAAACTTTATTGCGAAGTTCTGCAGGAAGTCGTGATATTTTGCCAATGTTAGCCATTTTAAAACTTGAATGTTATTTTTATTCCGAAAATTTTTCTGTTGCGAAAACTGAACCATGGTCTAATAGCCGTCAGTAAACGCTTTAAAACAGATTTAGAAGAACGCATAAATTTGTTTAAATATACCAATTAACCAAGGGAACAAACCAGTGTCGCCCAAAAGGTAATCGCCGGTAGCAACGAGTGATGCACCTATTGCTACCCCGATTGCTGTTCCTTTGTTTTTTAAAAATATTGCTATTGCTTTTCTTTGTTCGCTCATATTACTTAGCCTCCGATTCCGTTGCTTTCGCCTCTGTGCTACCGTTTGAATTTTGTTGTACTTCATTGGTTTCTACCTTTGCTTTTATACCGTCTTTGTCGGCTGTTAAATCAAGTTTAACTTTGGCTTCGTTAATCATAGTTGCATAAGCTCCTGCGTTGATAGCCCCGTTCTCTTTGTTGATCGAACCCATTACACCACTGAACGAGCCTACACCGTAAACGTTTGCTGTTGGATTAACACCAGCAACCCACCCTTGAAAGCTTATAAAGTTGTCTTTGTCTTTTGCTCCTTGTGCGAGTATCGACATCATATCAGCGTCAGTTTCCGTAACGCTGACGACTTTGCCTTCCTTGTCGTATTCAGTGATGGTCGTTGACGAGCAACCAGAAAGTAAAATGAACGTTGCTCCGATGATAGTTGTAATAATTTTTTTCATATTGTTCCTTTCTGTTGATTGAAATTTTATAAGCCGAAATTTCTTTCTATATATAGAATGCCGTCTGTTGTTGCTTGATAGTATTTTGTGCTACCAAGTGGATCGTGTTGAAATTTTACAAGTGGTGGATTTGTTTGCGTTAAAAAATTCAATGCGTTATCTACATCAGCTACGCTAAAGGTTGGGTTTTCTTTATGCAGTTTTCTCCAAATGGTAGACGAAGTTTGTGCAACGTTTTGACGTGAACCTAAATATTCTAAAACAGCATTTCTAACATCTTCATTTTTGTTCATTGTAAAATTCCTTCTTGGCTATATTTTCAATAGTTCCTTCGATTCGACCGATGGCTTTGTTGATGTCTTGAAATTCCTTGTTAAAACCTGCATTCATTTTTCGAAGTTCGTCAAAAATCTCTCGAGTAGTTTTTGCGTTGTAGGAACGGATTGTTTTTATATCGCCTTCTATGCGTTTAAAATCTTCGTTTTCTTCAAGAATATGATGTTCAAATTCAGCGTGTGTTACATAGCTTCGCAGAGTTTGGTCGATTGATGGTTTTCGGCGAAATGTATTTATTATGTGAACAATGCCAACTGCAATATTAACAAAAAATGCTACACACATAACAAATATGCCAATTTGAACTGCATCGGGAGATGAATCTGTCATTATATACTTTCGTTAGGGATAAAATTTCTTCTTAAAACGCAAGTATATATAAAACAAAAAAGCCACGCAAATTAGCGTGGCCACTGTGGCTATGATTGTGTTTAAATTATTTCAAGGTTGTCATATATACATCTTGGTTTGGTCCTTTTAAGAAAGAAGTCGAGAGCTATTTCTACATCAGACGGAATTTTTACATTCGCTTTTCTCAAAGATAGTCCACATTCCGAGCATCTTATTCCTTGCTTTCCATTTGCATATAAGATTATTTCAGTTATATTTCCAGAACAATATTCATGAATGCACTTTGGATTATTTGATTTTATTTTAAAGATTTTTTTAATACTCATTTTGCAGCGTTTCTATCAAATTTTGAATGCGTAATATTTCTTTTTCATGTTCTTCTTTTAATAGAGGAATAGCATGTTCTAAGCGTTCAATAAATTCTTGTTTTTTGATTGATATTTTTTCGCAATTTTCACAAAAAATTTCCACCAATGAATTTGATATAGAAATCTTTTCAATTACTCGTCCACATCTCGGACAAAAAAACGGAAATTCAAGCTTCATTTTATTAATCAGAAATCGCTCCTATCCCTGTTTTGTATTTTTTTATTGCCCAACCGTCTGAAATAGCTTGTTTTTGTAATTCTTCAACTTTTGATGCGTTTTTCTGTTTTCTGTAATACACTATTAGTTCATCAAAACCATTCATGTGTATTTCTTCTTCCAAAATATCGGGGATTTCCACTGCTAATTTTGCAAAAGCTTTACGACTGATTTTTATTTGAGCTTCACAAGATTCTAAAAATAGTTTTTGAGAATCTTCATAATCTTTTAAGGCTTTAAATAAACTAATTAAATCGTGTAAAGCCCAATACTTGTTTATAAGCTTTTCCTCGCTTACGTTTTCATAGGCAAACTTACAAATTTTATAACGAAGAGCGTTGTCTTTCGTATATTCAGCTAAGGTTGTTAAGAAATTAGAACGACAACTATATTCATTTTCGACTTTGCCGAAAGTCAAATATTTTCCAAAAGATTTTTTTAACTTTTTTTGTTCGTTTTTAGAAAAGGCTAATTCCCACCACGATTGTAGCCCATAAAGTTCAATAAATCCGTGCGTTTGTTTCGAGTAGATATATGATTTAATCAAAAAATACAAAACATAAACAATAGCAGGAATAATCCAACAAACAAATAATACTAAGAATAAAGGTATATTTAGTTTTGGTGGATTTTTCATTTTGTATTATTTAGTGATTGATTTTCCAGCAACAAAGAGAACATCTTGAGCCATATCAATCATTCCATTCTTAGTAAGTTGGGTTGCTAATGGTAATGAATATTCATCGGGAAGCATTGAAAGCATTATCAATATATTTTTGTACTCCTCTGAAAATTTCTTTTTGTGCTGAACTTCTAAAGCTGAAATTTTTTCACAAATCGGTAAGGATTCTATTGTTGTTATTTTTTCGCTTGCTGTTGAAAAAATATATAATTTTGATATGAATTCATCTTCGCTTAAATTATCTGATTGTAATAATTCAACAGGTACATTAAATTCTTCAGATAATCGGCTTAATGCCTTTGAATACGGCTCTTGTCCATTAAACCAACGTGATATGGTAGGTTGGTTAACTCCTATTTTTTCAGATAAAGCACGCTGAGTTGTGCCTTTCTGTTTCATTAAATATCTGATTTTTTCTGAAAAAAGCATAAAAATATACGATTTAGCTTGACTAATATATTATTTAGGTTTTTAAAATCATATCATAAAAATTAAATGATATATTTTAAAGTTAAATCTAATGAAAAGGAATAAAAGAGCAAGCAAAAAGAGAATCCTAGATGATATAAGACCTTTATTATATTCAAGAGGTTACTCTCTCTCTGGTTGGTCGAGGGCAAATGGCTATAACGTTACTTCAGTTTTTTTCTCGCTGACTGGAAAAATGCAAGGCAAACGTGCCAGAGAAATTCGTGCTAAGGTTGAAAATTTGAAAGGTTAATTATGAAAGAAAAATCAAATTCATTATATATGCTTTTGAAATCAAAAGCTATTACCCAAACAGAACTTGCATCAGCAATAGGTGTTTCAACACGAGCCATCCAAGATTGGTTAACTGGTTCATGTAGACCATCTGCAAAACATATAAGAAAAATGTCGGAGATTTTAGAGGTTCCGATTGAATCACTTACCGATTTATCAACAGACTTTTCTGAAAGATTAAGAGATTTGATCAATGGATCTGGAATGACTCGAGAAGAGTTTGCTGCAAAAATTCAAACATCAAATGCCTCTGTATATAATTGGTTAAATGGAGCAATACCAACACCTCGCAAACTCAAGCAAATCGCAGATTTTTTTAATGTCAGTATTTCTTCTTTAACCAACGCAAAACGTATCAATGCAAATCGGTTATTAGATCTTATTTTTCCAACTGCATTTCAGGAACTTGTCAAGCCGGAACTCATCATAGGATTAAATCGATATGGCATATTGCACGACAATAAAAACGCAATCGAAGCTTCAAAATATCTCGCTTTGTTATCAGCTGAATTTTCAACCCAAAAAGAAAAGTATGAAAAAGATTAAAATATCAGAATTAGGCAGTTTAGAACTGCATGTAATCAAGAATCAGATGGTTTCTTTGCCGTCTCCAAGTGTTGTCGATAATATCGCCGACCTTGATGATGCAGAAGCATCTCAAAATCGTGCATTGCAATTTAGCATTGAACAAAATGGTGTGCAATCGCCAATAGTTTTGTGCGAGGGTAAAATAGTTGATGGCTATCGTCGTGTTCGTGCAGCGTTGAATGCCTTTGGCGAAGAATACGAAGTCCCATACATCGAAATTGATGAATCAGATGTATTGCAAAACGTTATCGCACAAATCATAACCTGTCGCAAACTCACAATTCAACAACGTCTTTTCAATGTTTATCAATTTGTGAGAAAAGACCACGTTAAATGCCTCAAATACGCAGAACAAATACAAAAATTAGGTCTTAAGGGTCCGTTAGGGAATGATTCCCCAACAGGTGTCGCAGTTCCAACTTTTAAAGATTTGGAAGTGTTCATTCCAACGTATAATTATCCAATCACGCAAACATCTATTGCTAAAAATCACCAAACAAACTACTTCGATAAATATGTAGAATTGCGTGAGTTAAATAATAATATCGCTTCTCCATGCAACTGGCTCGCAGAACAACTTGGTTGTGCTCGCAAGTACCTAACTCACTTAGATGCGATTTGGAAATATTTTGAATCGTTAGAAGACCAAGATGAACGCCACGCAAAATTTATGGCAGCTGTTTCATTAGTCAATGTTCAAGGTTTGTCGCTCAATAATATTTTGCCTGCTCTTCGTGGTATGGATTCAAAACGTGATGATCTAAATCCCGATAACGAAGAAATTATGCGTAAAAAGTGGCTTGAGCGTTGTAAATCGTCTTTTGCAGGACTTGCCGAAAAAGTTAACGCCGACTATTTGGCAAAAACTCCAGATGCCAAAAAGATGCTTTTTGAATATGTGCAAACAGCAGGTTTCAAGCGTGATTCGGCTCAAATTCTTCGAGATATCTTTGCCGACCTTTGCAAGCAATTAGACAAACAAACATCATAGGAAAATCTCGCACGTTTTTTAGCGTAGCAACCAACTTTTAACCAAATCAAAATACCCGTGAAGAAACAATACTCACATCAGCAAAAGGCGGATTTTGTAAACCGTGTAGATGAACTTATGATAACACAAGGTCTTTCTCAAAATAGTGCTTGTGCTGTTGTGGGTATCTCTTCGGGGCAAATAACAAAGTGGCGTCAAGCTTATCGTGCAGGCGGTCTTGATGCATTAAAAAACGATTATTCCGCCTGTGGTCGCAAGCCAATATATACACCAACCGAATTAGAAAAACAAGCAATGCGTGAGCTTGTATTGAATACAGATCCAACATCTGGTTTGCGAGTAAACAAAATTTTAGCAGCTCAACTTTTTGCACGTTCTGAAAAATGCTCAGATGAGCTTCGTGCAATTTTAGAACCTTTGGGAGCAGAACGTAAATCGCTTCCACCAACAATTTCAAAAGCAATGCAGGTGCGTAAATCTGATAAGGATATTTATCGTGGTCCAAAGCGAGCCCAACTACAAGGAATTTTTACACCTCGTGGACTTACATGGGTTGAAGATGGAGTTGAAAAGCCTCTTTACCCTGGCGACATCTGGGAATCAGATGATATGACTTTAAATGGTATGTTTTGGGTTCCTTGGGAATCAGATACCGACAAATGTGCAGCTCGTTTTGGTTGTCGTGTATTCCGAGCTCAGCTTATGCCATGGCTCGATGTTGCAACAGGTGGCTTTGTTGCGTATTCGTTAATTTTAAGAGAATCTGATGCATACAAGGCCGACGATATTAGATGGGCTTTGAGTCATTTGTTTAATTCTGTCGGAGTTCCAAAAGTCTTGCGTTTTGAACATGGTTCTTGGGCTTCAAAAGCTGTTGAAAGCCTCGAAAAAGATGTTTCCATTTGTCGCATTGTTCATGCACAGACTGCAAAGGGAAAAATTATCGAAGGTAGATTCAACCAATTACAAAGAATCTTGGCAGTAAACGAAATTCATCTTGGTCGTAAGCGAGGCGAATTTGAACAATCAAATTCAGATTGGCTTGCATATCGCTCTGGGCGTCGTGATCCACGCAAAGAACTTCCAAGCCTCGCAGAACAATGTCAACGCATTGATGCCGCTTTTGATTTTCTAAACAACAAACCAATAAATGGTGAGCTCTATGGTCCTGCAAGGGCTCGTGAAATGTATGGGCTTCAATACTGGATTCCTCAACAGATTTCAGAAAAATTTTATCTCGATAATCCACCGCCACGCAAACCAAATGTAAAAGAAATGCTTGGTGTATTGCCTGTTTCTCGTGAAGTTTCTATTCGTCATGGAATGGCTCGTGTTAAGTGTGAAGATTGGGGTGGCGTTTACTATTTTCACCACCGAGATTTTGCCCGATTGGGCGATGGTTGGCCAGTTCGAGTATCATTTGATCCGTCCGACCTTTCTAAAGGGGCTGGTATTATTTCAATGCGAGATACCGATGACAATCGCAACCATTGCAATCTTCCAAAGGGAACATTTGTTGGCATTGCCGACAATGTCGAACGTGTTCCACAGGTTGTTGTTGGTTCTGGTGATACTCTTGGTTTTGAACGAGCAAAACGCCATGCAAAATTGGCTCATTTGTTATTTAGAGAAATTGTTCCAGCTCATCGTAAACGTGGCTTGACAGTTCATGACTACTTTGCAGGTGAAGACTCAACTCGTATTCAAATTGATGCTGAAGATGGTTTAAAACAAGTTGAACCAGAAAAAACAACCGAAGTCGAAACATCATCGGCAACACGTTTGCCAACCTATCGCCGAAATAATGCACCAGCTGAAAAAATCAATATCGAAGCTCTTTTTCAAGACTAACATAAACAACAAAGGATAAAATATGGATATTACGACACCAGAAACCCCAAAACAAGAATTAGCACGCTTGGTTGAGCGAGCTAAAAAGCATCAAAAGGCCCTCGGCTTATCAGACAATGCTTTTACCATAAAATACAAAGATTTTGTAGGTAGTGCAAAAACATGGCGTTCACGCTTGTGTGCAGGCAACTTTGAAGGGTTGCGTCTTGACCGAATCTTGAAGAAAATGCGAGGTTTTGTATCGCTTATTGATGGCGGTGTTGCCGTTGAACAAGTATTTGATGATTTACCTGTATTCAGACAGTTTATGGGCAGATACAATAAACTTCAATCTGCAAGGACCGACCGTAGAGTAATGGTTTTTCTTGGCGAAACTGGTATCGGTAAATCAGTTTGTGCTCGTGCAATTTTAAAATCTGATCCAGCTAATACGGCGTATGTCCGTTGTCAGCCAACTTGGAAAGACAATCAATTAGCAATTTTAAACGGCATATTAAAAGCCTTGAGCAAGGACGAATATACTCGCAAATCTCGCTCGTTTTCGTCTGTTTTAGAACATTTAAAATCAAACCCCATAACAGTTATCTTTGATGAAGCACACGATGGTGGTGTTGCATTGCTCAAATTGATAAAAAGCTTTGTCGACGAAACAGATTGCAAGTTCATCATAATGGCATATCCAACAATTTGGAAAAGAATGTTGCTTGCCTCCAGCGATGCACATGCAGAAGCTCGCCAGTTGTTCGGTAGAACGCAAAAACCAATCTTCGACAAATATTCAAATGGGACAACTCTTGAAAATGTTGAAGTTTATTTGAGTAGAAGCACCTCGCTCAATGGATGTTCAAAAGATGTTGCTCGTCAAATCCTTGAAATAGTCCGTCATAACGGGAATTTACGCCTTGTTGCCGACATTATCGAAGCTGCCGATAGTTTGTATATGGAAAGTGAAAACGAACTTGATGGTCCTACTATTATCGAGATAGCTCGCAAGCTTGCAAGTGTTGAAGGAGGCACAAAATGAAGTTTTTTCGACGTATTGAACGAGAATCTGAACGTCCACGTATGGGCATTTATAAAAATGATAGAGGTGGATATGGAATTTGTTATTTGGGTGGTGTGCTTGTCGGCAATTACGCAACTCAAGCTGATGCCAAAAGAGCCATTGAACGCAACTATGCAATCTACGATGCAACTATCAAACCAAAGGCAGAAAAATGAATATGATTTTTTACATAGCATTGTTTTTGGCAGTTATATCGTTGTGGTATGCGTTGTTGTTGCTTTCGAAGGCGATAAAATCCCTTTGCGAAACCATTGAATGCGGATGTAACGATGACAACAAAACAAGCAATCAGTAAATCAATGGCAACTTGTCGGTCAATCCTTGGGAATGTTCAACGAAGTGAATTTTTAAAAGCAATGAGCGACAAAGAAATATCGGTTTTAATCACAGCAAAAATTCAACTTAACAGAGGATTGAAACCTCCCAAAAAGCCGAGAAGTAAATTCAAAGGGAAGCAAATGTATTTTAATTTTACACAAACAAATGAAAGGAAATAAATATGGCAAAAGCAGATATAAAACTTGTAGAGTTAGTTTTAAAGCGTGCAAAACTCGATTCTATCCAAGTTGCAAAAATAATCGAAGACATCAAATTTGAAGTCGAGATTTCTAAAGAAGAAACAACCGAACCACCTGTAAAAAAGCAGTATGTTTTCGTTGTTAGCGATCCTTATGGTAAAATAGAGTCTCTTGGATGCGATTTTGCAGGTTGGGTATTTCAGATTAGTGATGATAAAGCTCCACAAAATGTAATTGCACAAATTACAAACGCTGCAAGTGATTTCAATATTACACCTAAAGGTCGTAAAATGCCTGTAAAAACAATAGACGAGGCTGTTTGTTTTGTTCCTCAAAAAATCTTAAAAGAAAGTGGGGTTTGGGCAAAACATAAGGAACCAGTATTGGTTATTCCACATTCAGGTCGGATTCCATTTCCAACTCATGAAGATTTTGAATAATGCAATCACTCCACGACATTCTTAGAAATCGTTTACTTGCTCAAGCTGGAATTTTCGAGCCAGTCAAAGTAGCTCCTTGTATTGATGATATTTACAAAATGCAATGGTCGGAACAATTCGAGCAATTTATGCGAAATAGAATGGCGATGGGATATTTTCGTTATGGTTCGTTAAAAGAACAAATAAACAATCATAATTTTGACAACATTGGCAGTATTGAAGAACGACTTGCTCTCTATAAGACTGATCACAATCGTGAACATTTGGTAGATATAGCAAATTTAGCATTAGTTGAGTTTGTGGTGCATCCAAATTATCCATTCGATGCTACTGATGACGCAATTCACACAAGAAAAACAAAATAGAAGAAAGAAAACTTATGGCAAAGATAAAAATGGCAACAATTAAATCGCGGGCAGAATTTGAGGAAAAGATTGATATTTGTGCTCAGCTTGATGCAGATAAAAATCTTCTTGCGGCTGAACTCGATAAAAAAATTCTGGCTTTGAAAGAAAAATACGGGACTCAAATAGAGTCGATAAAAAAGCAAACAAAAGAACTTACAAATGCATGTTCTATTTATGCAGCATCGCATCCAGAAATATTCGGGAAAAATAAATCTGCAGAAACGGCTCTTGCTCGTTTTGGGTTCCGCACTGGTCAACCTACTATCAAAACTGTTGGACGAATTAGCGAAGCGAGAGCTTTAGAGAACCTCTTATTGCATAAAAATGGTATCGAATATGCTACAACAAAAATATCGCTAAATAAGCCTGCTATTCGTGAAGGTCTTGAAAAAGGCGAAGATGAATGGCTTGCAGATGTCTTCTGCGTTGTTCAAGAAGAAACATTCTTTGTTGAAGCAAAGACGGACGAAGGGAAATGATATGTTGTTGTCGGTAGAGCAAAAAAAGCGTATTTGCATTCTCGCTCGCAAAGTTTGGGCCAATATGAGCGATTCACAAAAATCGCAATATAGAAATGCCGATGGTGGTCAATCTGAAACCGCTGCTTTTAATTTGTGGCGTCATGGACAACAAAGTTCTGCTATTGGTCATTTCAATTTGACTCATTCAAGCAACGATGAATTTTGCATTTTAATGGCTCATTTTGCTCTACTGGCAAACGATTCCGATAGTGCTGCATCGTGGTTGATGCGTTTTTCAAACGAGGCTCGCCGACGTGTCTTTTGGTTGATAAAATCGAACTGCACAAATGGTATTCAATTTCCCAAATACCCCGATGCCATAGCACAAGCTCAATTCGGATGTCGTATTTGGGAAGCTTCAACAAAACAACTTTATAACATACTGTCAACGGTGCGTAATCGAGCATCAGCAAAACGCAAACAAAATAAAAACAATCAAATGGAACTTGGTTTATGAATGAAAAGCAATCACTCAATGTTGTAAATTTAAATAAGGTTATAGAGGTTGAAGCTGTCCCAGGTAAGACGATTGTTCCACCAACAAGCGTTGTCCCTGCAGTTGGTATTTTCAAATTTATACCACAGGGTGGTGGCGATTATAAAGCCGTCATCAAACAATGTGGAGATTTGATTCGTTTAACACCTCGCACTCCTGCCGAATATGGTTTGGGCATTGAATATCGCTCTTTGAAGCGGTTAATCATTGCAGGTTTTGTCAAAGGTCAGAAGATTGCACCTGCTACATGGCAGTTTTCTTTATCTTCGTATTTTGAGCATATCGAACGAACAAGAAACGATCCAGAATTTTGGGATGTAAACAACCCACAACAGAATTATCAAAAATATCAATCTGCTTTGTAAATTTAAAATCGCCATTAAGGCTCGGCGAAACTCGGCAAAACGATTTTTTTACAAAATACATATAAACATACCTATCACAAAACAAAATGGCTAAAAACGGCAAATTTGAAGATTTTATTTTAGAACCGACACCTCATGAAGAAGCGTCAGATGTTATTCGCAATAAACCAGTGGTCACAAAAGAAGTATTTGACCGTTTGTCTCCAGAGTTGAAAGCAATGGCATTTACTATTACTGGAATTGAGTCGGCAGATACTTTGCAAAAGGTCCGCAATATTATTGCAGAATTTCCTCGAGGTGAAAATTGGGACGAAACAAAATCCAAAATCATGAAAGAAATATCGCCATTCTTTTCACCCAAGGCAGCAGCACATCGTGCAGAATTGTTGCTTCGTCACCATGGACTAACTGCATATCGAGTTGGCCAGTGGGAAATGGCTCAAGAAACAAAAGATTTTTTGCCATACTTTAAATACATAGCAACAATGGACTCACGCACACGTCCATCGCACGCAGCATTGCATGGTTTGGTTTTGCCTGTCGATGATCCTTTTTGGGATACACACATGCCCCCTGGTTGGGCTTGGATGTGTAGGTGTCAAGTTGTCCAAATTGCAGAATACGAAATGGAGGAGCAACGTGAAGCCGAAAAGAAATTACCCAAGTGGCGACGCAGAGTTTTAGATGAAAAACAAATTGATGAGCTTCATAAAAGTGGAATAATAAATACTGGGCCTGCTTCAAATATAGTTTTAGAAAAGCCAAATACAGTATCTTTAAAGTCGTTGCGTTTTCCCAAAGAGGAAATTTTAAAACGCTATGAAACCGATGAAGCCAAAGAACAATTTTTGAAAAGCTTAGAAAATGTAAAGCTTTCTGATTACGAAGGTAATTTTACTGCTCGTGATTGGTTCGAAGGTAAAGCCTTACCTTCGTTAAAGAAACATATACCAAGCGAAAGAGAATTAAGAAATCTTCGTTTTTTGCCTATTAGTAATATAGAAAGAGAAGATAAGAAAATAGAAAAATTAACAGCAAAAGAAAAGAACGCTGTTATTGAATATACTGGCGATGCATATCATGACATCAATGGTGGGTTAAGAGCTGGTAATTTGAAAACCGAATTACAAGAATGCGTAAAAAACATTCGTTCTGGAATATCGAAAGGTAAATTAACAAGAGATACAAAGCTATATAGAAATTTACATCCATTACCTTGGATGTGTAATAATGAAAGATTACTAAATATGTTTCTTAGTGGAAATCTTGATGAAAAAGGTATTGGAATTCTTGATACCACATTGAAAGATGTTATTGGTGTAAAAATAAATGATCCAGCATTCACTTCCACATCATATGATGGCTATAAACATATTTTTGGACCAGTTCGTTGCGAAGTTTTGGTTCACAAAAATTCATCAGCACTTTCATTGAAGACAATATCAAAACATTCATCAGAAAATGAGGTATTATTACAATCAGATCTTGTTTTTGAAGTCAAAGATGTTATGATTGAAAAACGTGGTAAACATAATGGAATTCTTTTCACATTAGAAGTAATAGAGGAGAAAAAATATGACTAATGAAGATAAATATCCTAAAGGACCAGATAAAATACTAACCTATGAAGAGGTTCAAAAAATAAATCCAAGATTATGGGAAAAAGATTGGTGTAAAAATGCTATTATAACCGATGAAATAAAAAGACGACAAGCGATATCAGAAAAAAAAATAGAGGCATATTTTAAGGAGTTAGATGCAAAAAGCAAAGATAACAATAGTAAGTGATACAATCACACCAACTCTTAAACAGTTAAGAGCTGAAGCAAATACCACGTCTAAAAAAGTTTTAACTGGTATGGCTATTGCTTTAAATTCTTGGATAGTTCAAAGTTTTACCGATGAATCAAAACGTATAGAACCATGGAAGAATAAAAAAGACGGCACTCCTTCAACATTACAAAAATCAACAAAACTCCGTCAGTCAATTCGAGTACGTTCTGTAACCGAAAAAGAGGCAGAACTTGGAACAGATACCAAATACGCACCGTATCATCAGTTTGGCACACGTCGTGGACTTCCACGCAGACCATTTTTCCCTTTTAGTAAAGAAGGTAAAATTTCGCAATCAGCCGAACAGCATCTTGAAAAGGTAGCTCAAGCTGCTTTCAAGAAATGTTTAAAGAAGTAAAGTTTTTTAAGTTTTACCATTTATTTTTAAATTTTCTTTCATTTTTTTAAGATTAAGTACCTTTTATTTAAAATTACGAAAGCCCTCGCAATTTTAAATACAAGGATAGCCACAGTGGCCACGCTAATTTGCGTGGTCGCTTTTTTTGTATTATAGTAGTGGCTATGCAATTAGTAGCATTTACATCCACTTTAGAAAAGACACATCAAGCTCCAACAGAAATAAAAGTTTTGCCTTGGGGCGTATCGGAATACGATGAAGGTCGCAACAAATTAGTTGTAGGCAGTGTGTCTGTTTCCGCAATACCAGCCAACCAAAAGAAGTATAACTTCGATAGGGTTGCTTTAGATTTTAATCATAATTCGGTTCCCAAAAAAGATAAAGATGGGAAAGAAATTCCACTTGAGGAACCTGTAAAAATAGCCGCCTACGGAACTGTTGAAGTGCGTGAAAACGACGGCATGTATCTTACCAATTTGGAATGGACTTCTGAAGGCAAAGTTGCTTTCGAAGGCGGTCATTATTGTGACATTTCTCCAACCGTATTGCATGATGAACACGGAAACGTCACATTTGTTCACTCGGTAGCTCTTTGCCGACAGGGTCGCATTCCAGGCTTAACCCTTTTCGGCGTAGATTTTCTCGTCGAGGAGAAATCAACAACTAATACAAATAAAATTATGGACGACCCACAAAAACTAAAAGCACTTCTGTTTGCGATTTTGGGCTTGCCTGAAGACGCCGACGAAGAAACCGCACTTGCCGCTGCAAAGAAATTTGCCGACAAACATCTTGCGGATGACGAAACAAAACCTGCCGAACTTGAAAAGTTCAGCACAGAACTTGGCGATGTATCAAAACGACTTGCCACATTGGAAAAAGCTGGAGCCGATACAGCGAAATTAGCTGTTTATAATTCGGCTATCGCTGAAGGTAAGCTTGTTCCAAATTCTGCACTAAAACTTTCACTTGAAGATTTGAAAGAGTTTTGTGCAGGTTTGCCAGCGGAACAATTACCGCTTAACCAACGCACACCAGAAGGCATTAAAAACTTCAGTGCAACAAAGCCATTGAATGCAGATGCCACTAATGTATGCAAACAACTCGGAATTTCCGATGAAACCTTCAACAAATACAATTCATAATTATGGCAAAAGCAACGAAATCTGTTGATACTCCAAAACGTAGTGGTAACGCATTTCAATTTGGTGTCGCTACAAAAACAATTATTTATGCTGGAACAATCGTGGCATTAAATGCAAGCGGCTATATTGTTCCTGCTTCAGATACAGCTGGACTAAAAGTTGTCGGTATTGCAAAAGCCGATGTCGATAATTCCACTGGCGAAAATGGAGCAGTTAATGTTGATGTTGAATGTGGCGTCTTCCGCCTCAACAACAGTGCAACCAAGCCATTGTCGCAGACTGATTGGAACTCAAAAGCTTTCATTGAAGACGATAACACAGTTGCGAAAGCATCAACAAATTCTGTTTGTGCTGGCGTGGTTGTTGGCGTTGACGATATTGGCGTTTGGGTTGATACCAAGCGAATTCCAACTGCTTAATTTTAGAAAGGTAATCTAATGTTAATAAATAAAAGTAAAATTGTACAAGCCTCTCAAGGCTTTAAAGCAGTGTTCTTTGAAGAATTGGCAGCTAAAGAAGATGAAATCGTTTCAAAGCTTGCTGCCAGAGTTTCAACCTCGAACACTTCAGAAACGTATGGCTGGCTCGAAAAGCTCAGTGGTATGAAAGAGTTCGTTGGTGAAGCTCGTATCGGAAACGTAGGTGCAAACTCATACACAATTCAAAATAAGGAATGGGAAGACACTGTATCTGTTTCGGCTCGTGATATTGCCAATGATTCGCTCGGAAAATACAAGAAGTTGTTCCAAGCCATGGCGACAGGTGCCAGACTCCACGATGGCGAAGTTATTGCGGATTTTCTTTGCAATGGTTTCACAAGAGCATGCTATGATGGTGCAAACTTCTTCTCTGATGTTCACAAGTATCAGAATGGTTTAACATATTCGAACGTCTTAACCAAAAAGCTTTCGGTTGAAAACTTCCGTAATGCTCGCAGTGTGCTTCGTACAATGCGTAAACCTTCTGGTAAAAGTATGGGCTTGGGCAAAGATATTGTTTTGCTTGTTGGTGCAGCAAATGAAAGCTTAGCTCGTGAAATCCTCACAGCAGAACGCACAGCAAACGGTTCTACAAATATCGATAAAGGTACAGCACGTCCTGTTGTATGGAGCGAAATAGATGTAATCAATCCAAATGCTTGGTTTGTTTGCGATCTTGGTCAAGTCATTCAGCCATTTATTATTCAGCAGGAACAGCCTGTCGAATTCCGCCATTGCGATGATCCAAATGATTCGTATGTAATTCAAAACAACGAATTCTTGTATCAAGCTTATAAGGTAGCTGGTTATGGCTATGCATTCCCACAACTTATGGTAGGTAGCGATGGTTCAACGGCTGCTTAATTTTCGTAATATCCAAAACCCATAAAAAAGGCATTTGCCTATGTTCTTTTTATTCTGCATAGGCAAATGCTCCTCTAAAAAAAATGTCAGATTTTATATACATAACTCGCCAAGAGCTTATCGGGCATATTTCACAAGCTCAACTTGATGAAGCTCTACAAGACACTAAAAACGCTAAGCTCTCGGCGGATGATGTTTGGGAACAACTCCACGCAAGCATTGCCAATGATATACATTGGAGAATAGAACCACGAGTTAAAGTTCCTTTTTATTCAAATGTGCCTGCTATTGTAAAACGTGCGGCACTTGTCTTTGCTTGCGAGGCAATTTTTCAACGCAGAAAAATAGCACCAAAGGATAATCCATTTACACCTCCAGCTGATGAAATGCGTAAACGTTTAGATGCCATTGGCAGTGGTTCGGCTCCATTGGGTTCAAGCGTTGAAGAGACATATAATGATGGAGCCATTGTTATTTCAGAACCAGCAAAAACAAAATCGTCTTGGGGCAGACTTTCAACATGAACATTTCAAATATCATAGAACAAATACTTTCAGCCTTGCAAACATTGGTACCAAATGTAATTGCCAGTGCAACTGTATCGGTCGATTCATACGATGTTTTGACGAAAATCAACGATGCTGATGGGCAAGATATTGTTGTAGTAAATGTCGGGGCTGAAACAGCCAATCAAGATTGCTTAGATGCTGGAATTGTTGATGTAGATTTTGAAATATATATTGCTCGTGGTTATGGTTTAGCTGAAGCCAATGACGAAAATGTTTATAAAACGATTGTCGATAGATGCCCATTGTATCAGCTTCGTGATGCAGTTCGAGATACTCTCAGAAATCTTGTTTTTAAGGACGAAACAAATTGCCTCTATGAAGACTTTTTACGCTATCATGGTAGTGAAGTTTTTGAAACACCTTACAATCTGCGAGCAGCAACTTTTAAACTCAAATTCAAACTAACTGGGGTTTTACCCGAAACCAAATAAAAAATCATGTCAGAACCAAATGTAAAATTCGTAGGAAATAAAAGAGTCGTTTGGGGAACCAACGGCACATTCACAGAAGGCGTTCTTGTCGATTCTGCAAGTAATCAGCAGACCGCCGACAACGAAGAAATTAAAGACAACGATGGTAATGTTGTTGCAAAGGTTTTCTTTAATTTCCGAAAACAAACAAGTGTATCTTGTATTTGCGGAGCAGATGACACCATACCAGCAATAGGCGATATTGTTGAAATTTGCGGTTATAAGTGTATTGCTGAAGACGTCAAAGAAGATTGGTCAAAAGGAGCCTCAAAGAAATTTTCTATTACAGCAACAAAATACGAACAATTAGCAACTGAGTAATATGGATAAGAATTTTTCAGCAGCCATAGCCAAGCAAGAAGAATTAGAGAATAAAAATCCTCAAATCGCACTCGATGCAATTCTTCCTTCAGGCTTAAAGATTGGTGGCATAGCAGTATCGCCATTAACGCTTGCACACTATGTTATTTTAGAAAAAATAAAATCGCCACTTGTTGAAAAAGACTCTGTTGATTGGGAAAAAGTCAGCAATGTCGATTTGATGAAAATGTGTTATGTCGTAACACATAAACCTGCTGAAACTCGTGAATTGTTGGTTGCTGGGCAAGATGAGTTTGAAAAAGAAGTTTTTGAATTTTGCTCAGAAATTCATTTATCAAAACTTAGCGAAGTAGGTCAAACTTTGGGTAGATTGATGGCAGAAGCAATGGCACCGATTGTGTCTGCTGAATCTGAAAAAAAAAGGAAGATTCCGGACTCGGCTGGATAGTAGCTATTATTGACGGCCTTTGCAATGAATATGGTTGGACTCCCGATTTTGTTCTTGGAATGGACGTCGATTCTAAAAATCTCGGGCTGGGCTTAACATTCGCACAAGCAATGATGCTCAATGCCGCTATTACATTTCGTTACGGTGGAAAATTTACATCACCTAATTACAAAGAACAAGAAATTATAAAATCGCTTTACAATGAATCTCATCGCTAAAATCAGTATGAACTCAACTTCTTTTGTCAAAGGGGTTGGTTCGGCATCGTCGGCGTTGGGAGGTTTTATCAAAGGTGGCTTAGGGAAGCTTATGAGTCCGATTGGAGCTGCCATTGGTGGAGTAATGACTCTTGGCTCTGCCGTAATGGGTATGAAAAAGGCAATGTCTTCCGCTGCAGAAATGGAGGATATTACAAATTCTTTTGTTACATTACTCGGCTCTGCAGATGCCGCAAAAAAACGTATGGAAGAACTAACCAAGTTCGCTGCCGAAACTCCTTTTGAAATGCCTGATATTGCAAAATCTTCAAAGATATTGCAGTCGCTTACAGAAGGAGCATTGGCAACAGGTAAAGGGCTTCAAAGTGTTGGCGATATGGCAGCTATGGCTGGCGTTCCAATGTCGGAATTGTCTGTTACAGTTGGGCGATTGTATAATGGGTTGACCAGTGGTAAAGCTGTCGGCGAGTCGATTGCCAGAATGTCTGAATTAGGTTTGATGAGTTCGGCCACACGTGAAAAACTTGAACAACTTCAAAAAGCAGGCAAAAAAGGCGATGAAGTTTGGCAAGTTGCAGCTGCTGACTTTGCTAAATACGCAGGCGAAATGCAACGTAAATCACAAGGTTGGAATGGTTTAATCTCCACTTTGGGAGATAATATAAATCTTGCCTTTGCTGCATTTGGGCAACCAGTAAATGACGCCTTAAAACCTTTTTTGTCTCAAATCATTGGCATGACTGATTCGTTAGTCGATAGTGCTGCATCATTTGGGCAAACTATCGGCAATGGTATTGCTATAATTGCTCAAGCATGGTCAAGTGGAATACTTCCATCAGTAATTAAAGACGGCATGATTGTTGCCTATACAGAATCTTTAAACTATTTGTTAGGTGGCTTGCGTTGGAGCGTCGATGCGTTTGGTGCATCACTTTGGGCGTTATTGAAAGCTTTATGTCAACCAGAATTTTGGGCAGGAATCGGCGATGCAGTTATTGGTGCGTTTCAAGTTGCAGCAGGTGAATTAGTGTCAATTTTTATGACACCAATCACATACATTCGTGCCGCAATAGAAAAAGCTATTCAAGAAATAATGGCAGCCCTTTCTAAAACAAAAGTCGGTAGAAAGGTAATGGGAATCAGTGGCGAAATTCAAGCTGATGACTTCGACACTATTTACAAGCGTCAGAAACGCTATGCCGAAAAAGAATCAGCAGATCTTTTTGACAAAGGTGTTGATAATTTTGGAGCGAGTATGGAGAAGATGTCAAATACGATTGGCAAGAATATGTCTGAAGCTTTTGGTTCTGTAAAATTTGAAAAAGCTACAATGGCATCAGATAGAGGTGCGAGCGAACGTTTGGCACAAAATATTCAAAGTTTAAAAACTGCTATCGAAGTAAAAAAATCTTCAGAAAACAAAAAGGAAATTTCATCTGGTTCAACTGAATCAAATTCTAATGCTGGAAGTTTTGTTTCTGGCGAAAAAAGTAAATTTAAAATTGATGCAGACCGTTTGACTAAAATCGGTGGTTTTATTGGTGGTAGTTCTACTGCAGTTTTAGATTTCAATCGAAAAACAGCAACAAATACGCTTCGAATTGCTGAAGGTATTGATAAGTTAAATAATGCAGTTGAACGTGGTAGTTCAGTAAAGGGGTTGGTATGGGCGTAAAAGTTATAGGAACAACTTCAGTTGTAGAACAATCAGGTTCGCCTCGTTATTCTTATAGTAAAGAAGGTTTATCAATTCAAAGGATATATCGAGGTGATATGGCTGAATTGAAAGAAATGCGACCTACTGTAGGACATAATGCTTCAGATGGTGTTAAAGTGATTTCAGTCGAAATATATCCGACTTCCGTTTCTGAAATTGGAGAAATGGTTGTGAAATATGACGATTTTACAAGTGTTTCTAATGAAGTTGAAGTTGGAACTGAAGTGTTGAGTGATGAAATTGAATTAGAGTGGTCTCAACTTGAAAAACCTTTGGCAAGTGCCCCTATTTTTAAAAACGTTCCATTCTCAGAAATTCAGATTGTTGAAAAAATTATATCAGGAGAGAGTAACAACTCGGAAATAGATAAATGTTGCGACGACGCAAAAAAATATTATGAGAAACGGCAAAAAGGAGTTTCTTCGTATTTGATATTTGCCCCAGTTGTTAGACGCACACGTCAAACGAGAGCAAAACCATCTGCTGGTGCATGTGGTAAAATTTCCCCACCTCCTATGACGGTTGGTAATTATGTATTTTTGAAAACAGCTGATAGAGTTTTGAAATCAAATAGCGATAAGTTCTGGACTCGAACGGAAGAATGGACGGGTGCAGATAATTGGGACAGAGATTTATACAAATGAAACTTCCAGGGAAAGTTCGTAAAGGCGAGCCAATAACGGCAGATTGGGGAAACGATGTTGTAAATAAACTTCGTTCTCTTCAGCCATGTCCATCTGCTGATATCGGTTTTAATAAGACTGCTAATGGCTGGACTGCCTTTTTGTTGAATAAAACAAAATATTCAAAAGACGTACGTCTATGGAACATAAACTTTGATGATGACATTCCATTATCAGCATTGGAACTTTCAGCGGAATTGTTCAACAATCTTGTTGATATAGTAAAAAGTATAGTTCCCGACACTCCAGAATTTCAGGACAACATAGCAGGATATTTAAGTCAAGTTATAGGAACGCATAAGATTGGTTCGGCAGGTAACGCTAATGGTATGTCGGAAAAGATATATAAACTCTTTGAACCTTATAAGAAGAAGATTGAAGAAGCTATAAATGATTGGCTTGAAGAACATAATCCTGCAACGCTGATTCGCAGTTCTATTGTTTCATATTTTGTATCCGAGTCAAAGATTCCCAATTCTGGAGATATGATTTGGAATGAAAAGAATGGGCTTTGTTATGTAATTTTTAAGGAGCAAGAAAATTCAGTTGGAGAAACATTCCCAGTTGAAAATGGGCTTTATTCTATTTGCTTTAAAGTATCTAATAAAACATATTATGCCTTATATCTTGGAGCAATCGAAGATGTAGAAGGTTTTGTAAAATCGGTTACAGGCTATGTAAATGGAACAGTTGGGGAAACGATTGCAAAATATGCCGAAGCGTATTCAAATTCGTATTTAGGGGCTACTTCTGCCGCTCTCAAAGCTCTTTGGGATGATATTCCAGAGCCAGAACAAGGGCCTCCAGGTCCTCGAGGTCCTAAGGGAGATAAAGGCGAAGATGGTAAAGATGGCGAAAAAGGCGAGAAAGGTGATACTGGTCCACAAGGTCCACAGGGCGAGAAAGGAGAAAAAGGTGATACAGGTGATCAAATCATAGAACGTGATTATGATGATACTGAAATTCGTAATTTACTTTCCCAATTAAGTGAATTAGTTGATAGGCATACAACTCTTATCAACACCAACATCAAAGAAATTGATGGGTTAAAAATTTGGAAGACCGATGTAGATGGAGAGCTTCGGACAATCGAAGCTGAAATCCAAACAATTCAACAGCGACTTGTAGAGCTTGCAGGCGAAGACCAATCAATACGCTCTCAAATAGAATCACTTTGGGCGGCGATTAGAAGTATTCCAAAAGGAGAAAAAGGCGACAAGGGTGATACTGGTCCACAAGGTCCTGCAGGTCCGCAAGGCCCTCAAGGACCACAAGGTGAGAAAGGTGAAAAGGGAGATACAGGCGATAAAGTTATTGAACGTGATTATGACGATAGCCAAATCAAAGCGTCAATTTCTTCATTGGCTGGGCGTGTCGCAAAGTTAGAAGCAGAACCTCCAACACCGGATTTGTCTGAAATAAATTCAGAGATATCGTCATTGCAAACTCGATTGTCTTCATTGGAAAACAAGGTTGCAGAAAACGATTCAGCTATCGTGAACATGCAGCAAGATGTCGATTATGTAAAAAATACAATCAATAGTTCAGTAGATGTTGTAGTTGTAGATGCTAATGGTAATTCCTCTACGATAAAAGTTCTACAAGCCTACACAGGTTCATCGTTGTTGACTGATATTTATTACTTCGATGCCAAAACTAATATGACATCAAGAGCAAAAGTATTTACAAATCAGATTGACCAAACAGCTGATGGATTGTGGCAACCTACAACCATTGAAATTGTTGCTCCCGATGGCAAAAGTTCATCTATTCAAATCTTGGCTTGTCCTTCAACTCTTGAAGCGTTGGAAAACGTATTTAAATTAACGCCGTGCAAGGTTTGTGAAGAAGGCGAATCAAAACTGAAATACTTCTTAGAAAATGCAAAAGAAGGGAGTGCAGAATGACGGAAGAACCTTTAGTAATTCTAAATTGCGATGAATGCTGGCCTCAGACAACGGATGGGAAAGCTCCATCGGGAGACGTATCATATTCCACAGTTGAAAAGGCTTCATATTATTGTAATAAAGATGGTAAACCACCTGACGTAGAATCTTATTCCGATTCAGGTTCATACCAATTTGTAGGACCTGTAATTTTAGGCTTTGATGGTGAACTTATTTCTGGTGATCCGTCAGGATGTTTTGAAACAACTGAATGTGTTAGGGGTAATAATCGTCATACTATAAATCAAGTAGTTATAACCAATGCTCCCAAAGATACTGTATTCAAGGCACGTTTAGAAATAGATTGGTATTATGCAAAAAATATTATGAAAGACCCTGGAGGTGAAGGTGGTGCTTGTGTGGATGCTTCTGAATTTCGGTACACTCATACAGAGGTCCAAATTTTAGAAATTATCGCAGGCAAGGAAACTACAGTTGAAGTTTCGTGTGCTCAAGACACTTATTTTTCTGCAAGGCTCACCGCATGCCAATGTGATTGCTATGAAAATGAGGAGTAGAAAATGGAAGCTAAAGTCATAAAAAAATATACTTTTGTAAAATCGGCAGAAAGCTTGCTGAAGTCTGGCGTTCGTTGGGCGAAAGGAGGATTTTCACTTGCCGATGAAACTCTTTTTTCAGAAAGAAAAGCCATTTGCCAAACCTGTCAAAATTGGGATTCAAAAGCCTTTGCAGGTTCTGGGAAATGTAAAATTTGTGGATGTTCTACAAAACTAAAACTTAAATTAAAAACTGAAAAATGCCCATTGGGCAAATGGTAATATGAAACTGTTTATTGATACCGATAATCGTAAACTTGTTCGAAGCGATACAGATTCATCTACTGCAAGCAAGCCATCGTTTACGCTTGGCGATAACGAACCAATAGAATTGGTTTTGCTTACAAAAGGTTCTGTGGCTGTTTACGATCCACTTCCAACTTCTGCCGGCGATTCTGTAAAAATAGCCATTGGCCGTTTTGATAAGGAACCTCGTTTATTGTCGATGTCCGATGCGTCTATGTTTGATAATTCTGGCAAAAGTACAATTGCGTTACCGCTCTACACACAACCGATGGCAGATGCTCTTAAAACTGTTGCTTCCTTGTCGGCAAAAATTGAAATCGAAATGACACATTCCGATGGGAAAATTACAACTCTTTATCAGGGCGATTGTGTATTACGTTCAGAACTCATTACAAAAGATGTTCCACCTTCAGAGATTTCTTCAAATTTCTATACAAAAGGAGAGACGCAAGCTTTTGTTGCTTCAAGTTTAAAATCTGGAGTTATCTCTGAATTTAATAGTGGCGATTTGTTTGTTGGTAAAACTGCTATTTCGCCAACGTCGAAAAAGTTCTTGATGTATTGTGAAGATGGTAAATGGCACCAGCTTTTACCAGTTATTCAGGACGGCGTTCCAATGTTAACTTTATCCGAAGATACCTATGAAACTATTGATTAACATTATAACATACTTTTGTATCCCAGTTTGTTTGTTTGCTCAACAATACAGACCATTGCCTGTTGACAAAGACGGCAAATTATCACCAGCATCAAAGTTTGTTTCGGCAAATAGTATTGTTCAAACAACAAACCTTTCTGTGTTTGTTGATTTGTACCGAGACGGAATCGACGATACTGCAGGGATGCGTCATGACGACAATGCTGGACATTCGGTTTACTGGTCCGACTGCGAGTTGAAGGTATTAGACAAGAACGGAAACATAATTTACTTCTTCTCGACAATCGCTTTTGCCAACAAGCAGGTTCAAGCTCTCCACGACAGCAAATACAACGACAATGAGGCTACCGTTTATTATTATGTTTCGGGTGGTAATACAAATGGCGTGTGCGTAAAGCCAAAAAAGAAGCTGACGAATTTCAATCTATCAATCGGTGCAATCGAGAGTGCTTACAATGGGACATCGGATGCCAACGACAACAAGGTTCGCATCACTGCCATTCAGATTTATCCGTCTGCAAAGTTCCGTGAAGTGTTTCTCAATCCCGAGAATTCGATTATGGTTTGGAGACAATCGATTAACTCTGCAGAAACAGACGGTAAAGGTGGCAAATGTTGGCGACCAGCAATTATTCAATTCATTAGATAG